AGAAGTTAGAGATTACATTGGTAAATATTATTCAGTTGCATATGTTAGAAAACACATATTAAAACAAACTGAATCAGAAATGAAACAAATGGATGCTGAAATCAAAAAAGAAATTGATGACGGTATTATATCATCACCAGATACGCAAGTTGCAAATGATGATGAATTATTATAAGGAGTAAAAAATGAGTGAAGAAGTAAAAAGTTTTATAGACAAGTTAGCACAAAACGATATGGTTGGTGCTGGGGATGCTTTTAAAGACGCATTAAGAGCTAAAGTTGGAGATCAACTAGACGCACAACGACAAAATATTGCAGGCACAATGTTTAAAGTAGAACCACATAGTGATCCTAAACCTGAAATAGAGGGTACAGGAACTTTTACACAAGATGGACAAGTAGAACCAACAGGTGCAAATGCAGTTGAACCAGAGGTATCAAATGAAGCTGAGCCAGTTAGTGCAGAGCAACCAGACGTTCAACAGTAACGCATACAAAAGTTTATCGCCTGTTATGAAAGAGGCGGTTACAGACGTTATTAAACTGATAGAAAATTATCAGGACAATACGTTAAAAAAATTTGAACGTGCATTAGACAAGGTTTGTGAGTTTCATAATGTTAATAAAGAAGAAATAGAAAATTATTTTGATAAAGAACTTAACGAACAATTAGGAGAAAAATAAAATGGCAACAGTTATAGCAAAAGGTGCTATTGTATCAAACGCTAGTGATAACAATATTGGTAGTGCTCAGTTTGTCTATTGTATGGCAACAGGTGGTGATCAAAATGTTACAGTAAAAGATAGTACAGGCAGTACACTTGGTGTTGTACCTACAAAGACAGCAGGAGATGTAGTGATTATAGAAAAAGCACCGACAGATACAATTTCATTTGCTGGAAGTGCTTCAGCAGTAGGATCACCGAGAAGTTAATATGGCAGATACAGTATCAACACAAACAATATCAGATACATCTGGAGTAAAGTATGTTACTAAACTTACAAATATTTCAGACGGTACAGGTGAATCTTTAGTAACTAAAGTTGACGCTTCAGAAACAACTTTTATGACTGAAGACGGCAACAGAAAAATTGCAAAGATTTGGTATTCAATTAACACAGTTGACGGCAAATCAGCAGTAGAATTAGTATGGGCAGGTGCTACAAACGCAACTGCTGTAGTATTATCTGGTAACGGATATTGGGATTTAAGAACTGCTGGTAATGAAATAACTAATAATGCAACTACACCTACAGGTGATGTATTATTATCTACAAGAGGTTTTGCAGTTAACGATAATTACACAATTTTAGTCGAGTTTAGATAAAAAATTGTATAAATAGTACAAGAGAGATAAGAAATGAAACTAATATCCGAAGAAATTTCACAGGCAGAATATATCGTTGAAGAGGCCAACGGAAAAAAAGACTATAAAATTAGAGGTGTCTTTTTACAATCTGAAATACGTAATAGAAATGGGCGTGTCTATCCGGTAGACATATTGAATAAAGAAGTAAAAAGATATAACGCAGAATTTATCAATAAAAAAAGAGCATTTGGTGAGTTAGGACATCCTGACGGACCAACTGTTAACCTTGAAAGAGTTTCACATATGATTACGAAACTTTATCCAGAGGGAAAAAACTTTATTGGTGAAGCAAAAATAATGAATACACCGTACGGTAAGATCGTAAAAGGTCTTATAGATGAGGGTGCTCAATTAGGAGTATCATCTCGTGGTATGGGTTCATTAGAACAAAGAGGTGGCGCAAACTATGTAAAAGACGACTTTTACTTGGCAACCGCTGCTGATATTGTTGCAGATCCGTCTGCTCCAGACGCTTTCGTAGAAGGCATTATGGAAAACAAAGAGTGGATATGGAACAATGGCGTACTCGTTGAAAAGAACATTGACGCTTGGAAACGAGAAATAGAAAGTGCGAAAAAAAACGCATTAGCAGAAGCTAAAGTTAAAGTTTTTCAAAACTTTCTTAAAAATCTCTAGTTTTATAAATATATCTAATTAAGACAATTTAAAACTAGTTTTAAAATTAAAGAGGAGATTTCAATGGCCGAAACAGAAAAATCACTTGCGGCGACAGTAAAAGAAGTAACAGAAGCAACAGCTCCTGACGCTCCTAAAAAGAATGCTGTAGCGGCTGAGCCTTCGCATATTGCTAAAATGGCAGACCACGAAGATTTAGGCGCACCTGTAGTTAAACCTACAGACAGTAATCCTGACGCTACCAAGAAAGTAAAACAGGTTTCTGGCGACCCACAACAAAAAAGTCAAGGTGCTGCTGACGCAATGCCAAAACTTAAAGGTGAGTCAAAAGATTCTGAAAAAGATTCGGAAGATAAAGAAATCAAAGAAGGCGAACTACCTGCTGGTCTAAAAAAATACCTTGACAAAAAAGACGATAAAAAAGAGTCTAAAGATGACAAGGAAAAAGAAGAGGTGAAAGAAATGTCACACGATTCTGAAAAGAAAGACGAGAAGGAAAAGAAAGAAGCTATGCACGACTCTGAGGAAAAGAAAAAAGACAAAGAGGAAGGCTATATGAAGGCTTCTTACAAGAAAGAAGATATTGACGTAAAAGAACACGTTGATGCTCTTGTTGCTGGAGATGATTCATTATCTGAAGAATTTAAAGAAAAGGCTGCTACTGTATTTGAAGCTGCAATTAAGTCTAAAGTAAAAGACATTGCTGAAGAAATAGAAGCAGACTACAACCAAAAATTCGAAGAAGAAACTTCTAAAGCTAAAGATGAGTTAGTAGAAAAAGTTGACTCTTATCTATCATACGTGGTAGAGGAGTGGATGAAAGAAAACGAACTCGCTTTAGAAAGAGGTATCAAAGGCGAAATCGCTGAGGACTTTATTAGTGGTTTGAAAAAACTATTTGAAGATCACTACATAGATGTTCCAGACGAAAAATATAATGTTTTAGAAGATCAAGCTTCAAAAATTGAAACGTTAGAAAAGAAACTTAACGAATCAATTGAAAAGAATGTTGAACTTTCTAAAGAGAACGGTAAGTACATAAGACAATCTATCATTGATGAGGCGTCTGACAATCTTGCTGAAACTCAAAAAGAAAAGTTTAATAAACTTGCTGAAGAAGTTGACTATAAAAACGAAGAAGACTTTAGAAACAAAGTAGCAACTATTAAAGAAAGTTACTTTGGTAAAAAAGACTCTTCTGGTGAGATAGATGATGTGGCGGCAGACTCAAGTCCTTTAAATGAGGATTTAAGTAATGCAATGGCTGCTTATAGTGCCGCTATAAGTAAAACAAAAGACATTAAGTTGTCAAAGTAAAATAGGGAGATAAAAACAAATGTATTTATCAGAACAATACGAAAAAAAATGGCAGCCTGTCCTAGAACACCCGGATCTACCTAAGGTTCAGGATTCTTACAGACGTGCCGTTACAGCTACTATCTTGGAAAACCAAGAAAGAGCAATGAAAGAGGACGCAAGTTTCTTAAACGAAGCTGCTCCTACAAACTCTACAGGTTCTGCTGTTGCTAACTGGGATCCAATTTTGATCTCATTAGTAAGAAGAGCAATGCCTAATCTTATCGCATACGATATCGCTGGTGTACAACCAATGACTGGTCCAACTGGACTTATCTTTGCAATGAGAAGTAGATACACTTCACAAACAGGAAACGAAGCTTTATTTGATGAAGCGGATACAGACTTCACTAGTAGAAATGCTGCAGGTGACTCAACTTCAGACGCTGGAACATCAGGCGTAACTGAACAAAGAGGCGCTAACCCAGCTATTCTAAACGATAGTCCTGCTGGCGATTACGCTAGAGGTCAAGGTATGACTACAGCTACTGCTGAGGCATTAGGTGACGCTTCTGGAAATCAGTTTGCAGAAATGGCTTTCTCAATTGAGAAATCAACTGTAACTGCTAGAAGTAGAGCTCTTAAAGCAGAATACACTATGGAACTTGCTCAAGACTTAAAAGCAATCCACGGTTTAGACGCAGAAACAGAATTAGCAAATATTCTATCTGCTGAAATTCTTGCTGAAATCAATAGAGAAGTTGTTAGAACAATTTACATCAATGCAGAAAAAGGTGCTGCTGTTAACACAACTACAGCTGGTATCTTTGATTTAGACACAGACTCAAACGGAAGATGGTCAGTTGAGAGATTCAAAGGATTAATGTTCCAATTAGAGAGAGATGCTAATAGAATTGCACAAAGAACAAGAAGAGGAAAAGGTAATATGATTATCTGTTCTGCTGACGTTGCTAGTGCTCTTCAAATGGCTGGTGTTTTAGATTACACTCCTGCATTAAACAACAATCTAAACGTTGATGACACTGGTAATACTTTTGCTGGTACATTAAACGGAAGATACAAAGTGTACATTGATCCATATTCAGCGAACTCGGCTGCGAAACAATACTACGTAGTTGGTTACAAAGGTACTTCACCTTATGACGCTGGTATATTCTATTGCCCATATGTTCCACTACAAATGGTGAGAGCAGTTGGACAAGACACTTTCCAACCTAAAATCGGTTTCAAAACTAGATATGGTCTAGTTGCAAACCCATTTGCAGAAACAGGTGCTCAATCAGGTGCTGCTACTGCTGTTAACAATGCTGGTTCAGCAAACAGTAATAGATACTACCAAAGAGTACAAGTTGCTAACATAATGTAAGGTTGGTTGTTTAACCAATATCCTAAAAGGGCGACCCTAAAAAGTCGCCCTTTTTTTATGCCCTAAATACCACTATGAAAAAAATACTAATTCAATATCTTTACATATTTTTTATTACTTTAGCAATGTTATTAATCTTTACTTGGGTTAATGCGTGTGAAGTAGAAGAAGTTAAGGTAGATGAAACATTACCTGTATGCGAAGAATATCAAATAACTACTGAAGAAAACCCTTGTAAAAAAGGTGGTGAAAGTATGAGTACAATTGTTGATGCTTTAGAGAAACTAGGTGAATCAGGAACACTTCCTAAATAGTTTATAAATAGTAATATGACTACTACAAATAGTTACAATAGACAACCTACTAAATTGGATTATGCAGATCCTACAAAGTTTAAATTTAACATTGCTAAACTTCCAAAAGTAGAATATTTTTGTACATCTGTAAATTTACCAGGTGTATCATTATCAGATAACTATTCTCAACCTACACCTTTTAGAGATATACCTTTACCTGGTGAAAAGTTATCATATGATAGATTGTCTATGACATTTATTGTTGATGAAAATTTAGAGAACTACCAAGAGATACACGGTTGGTTAAGAGGACTAGGTTTTCCTGGAGGTTATTCAGAATTTAAAACTTTACTTGACGCAGGTGAAGATAGATTTCCTACATCAAAAAATAGTGTAATGGGTGACGCAGGAAGAACAAAATTTAGTGCTGCTAATCAAGGTGGTATTTTTTCAGACGCAACACTATCAATATTAACAAGTAAAAATAATGCTGTTGTAGATGTTAGATTTAGTGATGTGTTTCCTATATCATTATCAGGATTGCAATATTCACAACAGGCAGGTGATACAGATTACTTAACATCAACAGTAACATTTGATTATAAAATATACGACTTTGCGAATACAAACGCAGGAAGAACAAGTATTACTACATCATAAACTTGATTTTTTGAGAGTTTTGTGATATAATGGAGTTATTATGGATTTAGAACAATTACAAGAACTAGCAGACAAAGACCTTAAAATTAATGATACTGAACTAGATTTAGAATCATTAAAAACACCTCAACTACATAACAAGTTTATGAAACACTTAACAAAGTTTAAGTTGTTATTAACTCGTGCTGAAGATGATTATAAAACAGTAAGATTATTTAAGTGGGAATATTACACAGGTAAATCAGACCCACAAGTCTACCAAGAAAAACCTTTTAATCTAAAAATTTTAAAACAAGATGTTGACAAGTATATTGAAGCAGATGAAGAAATACAAAAGGCAGCTCAAAAAGTAAGATACTTGGAAACAGTTGTTGATTTTTTAGATAGAACTATTAGACAAATATCTAATAGAACTTTTACTATAAAGAACGCCATAGACTGGAGAAAGTTTACTAGTGGCGCTATCTAAAAATGACCACCACACGATACCTCATCATAGATAAGAAGAACGAAGTCTATTTAAAAATAGAGGCAGACGCAGATATAAGACGAGAACTTGGCGAATACTTTACGTTTGAAGTACCAGGTTTTAAGTTTATGCCTCAATATCGTAGTAGAGTTTGGGACGGTAAAATTAGATTATTCAGTTATGCAACAGGTCAAATTTATGCAGGATTATATCCTTATATTATTGATTGGTGTAAAAAGAATGATGTACAAGTTGTTGATGGCACTAAAATAAAAGATGTAAAAGTCAATGATGATGAA